GATGTTGCGTTCGCTGAAGCCTGGGACGATGCGATGGAGGCCGGCGTCGACAAAGCCGAGCAGGAGGCATTCAGGCGCGCCGTGGAAGGCACCGACAAGGGTGTGTGGCACATGGGGGTTCAGGTTGGTACAGAGCGCGTCTACAGCGACGCGTTGATGTCTCTGATCCTGAAGGGCCGACGCAAGCGGGTCTATGCCGACCGCACAGAACTCACCGGCGTGGATGGCGGACCCCTTGTGATCGACGATGCTGCTCGCGCCGCGCGCATCGCCGCCCTGCTCAAGAAGGCCGGCGAGCGCAAAGACCTCGACGACCTGGTATGAGCCTGATCGCGCACATCCTCTGCACGCTTGCCCTGCTGGTGCTCATTACCCTGGCCGTGCACCTCACCGAGCCATGACCCCGGCCGAGCTTCGCGAGCTCGAGGCACACCTCACGCCCGCCGAGCGCGCAGAACTCCAACAGCTGCTCGCGCTCGAGTTCGACGCCAAGCCCTGGGCGCCGCTCGATGGACCACAGACGCTGGCCTACGAGAGCCTGGCCGACGTGATCGGCTTCGGCGGCGCGGCCGGCGGCGGCAAGACTGACCTGGCCTGCGGCAAGGCCATCACGCAGCACCAGGTCGTGCAGATCTTCCGGCGTGAGGGCACAGAGCTCAACGCCATCATCGATCGCCTGGAGCAGATCGTGGGCCACCGTGACGGCCTCGGTGGCAAGCCGCCCGTGTGGCGCGCTCCGGCTGGCAGCGCCAGGCTGATCGAGTTCTGCTCGGCCCCCAACCTTGGCGACGAGAAGAAGTTCCAGGGCCGCGCTAAGGACCTGCTGGTCATCGACGAGGCAGCCAACTTCCTCGAGAGCCAGGTGCGCTTCCTGATGGGCTGGGTGCGAACCACCGACCCCGACCAACGCACGCAGACGCTGCTGACGTTCAATCCCCCAACATCGGCCGAGGGCCGCTGGCTGATCACGTTCTTCGCGCCGTGGCTCGACAAGAAGTTCACCGGCCCGCTCGGGCGTGCCAAACCCGGCGAGTTGCGCTACGTGGCCGTGATCGATGGCAAGGACCGGTGGCTCACGAGCGGCGAGCCGTTCACGCACAAGAACGAACGCATCCTGCCGCAGTCGCGCACGTTCATCCCGTCGCGCGTCACCGACAACCCGTACCTGGTGGGGACCAACTACATGAGCACACTGCAATCGTTGCCCGAGCCCCTGCGCTCGCAGATGCTGTATGGCGACTTCGACGCCGGCATGGAGGACGGGATATGGCAGGTCTGCCCGACCAAGTGGGTCGAGGCCGCGATGGCACGCTGGACCGATCGGCAGCCGAAGGGCGAAATGCTGCAGATGGGTGTGGACATCGCCCGCGGTGGCCGCGACTCCACGGTCATCGCCACGCGCCACAAGACCCCAGACCACGACCTGTGGTTCGACCACCTCAAGAGCGTGACCGGGCCCGACACCGACGACGGCGACAAGGCGGCCGCCCAGGTGCTGATCAGCCGGCGCGACGGCGCGCCCATCAACGTGGACGTGATCGGCGTGGGCGCCTCGGCCTACGACTCGCTCAAGCGTGCGAACGCCCAGGTACTGGGCATCAACGTGGCCGAGGCCGCGCGCCGCGCCACAGACCAGAGCGGGGCGCTCGTGTTCCTGAACTACCGCACCGACCTGTGGTGGGGCATGCGCGAGGCGCTGGACCCGACCAACGACACCTGCATCGCACTGCCGCCGGACCCCGAGCTGCTGGCCGAGCTCTGCGCGCCGTGCTGGAAGATGTCCGGCAAGCAGGTCCAGGTCGAGAGCCGCGAGGAGATCGTCAAGCGCATCGGGCGCAGCCCCGACAAGGCGACCGCGATCATCCTTGCCATGATCGACCAGCCGAAGATCAGCGTGATGCGTGACGCGAAGCTGGTGCGCGAGGTGTTGAATTACGATCCGCATAGCATGATGGACTACGGCGCGCCGGCCATTCTTGACTACGATCCTATGCAGAACATGCGCTGATCTGCGTGTCCTTGCCTGAGGCCGGCACACCCACAATCCCGCCTCATGTGCTCCGTTGGCTCCTCGAAAGACATCGCCGCCGGCGCCGGCATGAACCGCGCCATCGGTGGTGCGCAAGGTGTTGGTGTTCCCGCGTTCAGTGGTGGAACTGCGCTCACCGGCGCGCGCCGCGTGCTTGCACGACCCAACACGATGCTGGGCGGCGGATCGAGTGGCGGGTCAGCGTCGCCGGTGGTCAAGGGGAAATTCCTCCCGGGACAAGTGATTGATTGAGGACAAACCCTTATGTGCATGTCTAAGCCCGACATCCCCGCGCCGCCTCCACCTCCGCAGGACGTGAAGACGCCGGACTCGATGAATACGCGTCGCAAGCAGACCCGCACGCCGGGCGGCGGCACGCTGCTCACCGGTCCGCAGGGTGTCGCACCGACCGCGCTGAACACCGGCGGCTCGACGCTGCTTGGGGGCTGACGCGTGATCGACGGCCAACGCAAGCGCACACGCGCACTCACCCGCAAGAACGCACTGTGGACCGAGCGCTCCAGCTGGGACTCGCAATGGCAGGACATCGCCCGCTACCAGATGCCACGCGCTGGCCGGTTCTTCGACAGCGACGTCAACAAGGGCCACAAACGCGGGCAGAACATCTACGACAACACGCCGGTGTTTGCGCTGCGTACGCTGGCCGCCGGCATGATGTCCGGCGTCACCAGCCCGGCCCGGCCGTGGTTCCAGCTGGCGATCGCTGACCGCGACCTGATGGAATTCGAGCCGGTCAAGGAGTGGCTGCACAAGACCGCGCAGATCATGCGCCAGGTCTTCGCGGCCTCGAACACCTACAACTCGCTGCACCAGTGCTACGAGGAGCTCGGCGCCTTTGGCACCTGGGCCGACTTCGTCCAGCCCGACTTCACGAACGTGATCCACCACTACCCGATGACCATCGGGGAGTACGCGCTCGGCCACAACGACAAGGGCGTCGTCGACACTTGCGTGCGCGAAATGCAGATGACCGTCGGCCAGATGGGCAAGCAGTTCGGTTTGAAGAACTGCAGCACCGCGGTGCGCAACCTCTACGACCGCGGCACGTTCGACGCTTGGGTCAAGGTGATGCACATCACTGGCCCGCGCGCTGAGTGGAACCCCAGCATGCGCGACGCGCGCAACATGCCGTTCGAGTCGTGCTACTTCGAGCCGGCCGCCGACAACTGGGAGGAGTACCTCTCCGAGTCTGGCTTCAAGCGCTTCCCAGCGCTGTGCCCGCGCTGGGTCGTGACCAGCAACGACGTCTATGGGCGCAGCCCCGGCATGGACTGCCTTGGCGACTCCAAGCAACTGCAACTCGAGCAACTGCGCAAGTCGCAGGCCATCGACTACCAGGTCAATCCTCCGCTGCAGGTCCCGCTCGAGTACAAGGACCAGGCCAACAAGCGCTTCCCGGGCGGCGTCATGTTCGTCTCGCAGTCGAGCCCGAACGGTGGCGTGCGATCAGCATACGACGTCAACGTGCGTCTCGACTACCTGCTCGACGACATCAAGGACACGCGCGAGCGCATCCGCTCGGCCTGCTACGCCGACCTGTTCCTTATGCTGGCGAACGACACGCGCTCGGGAACGACCGCGACCGAGATTGCCGAGCGCCACGAGGAGAAGCTGCTGATGCTCGGGCCCGTGCTCGAGCGTCTGCACAACGAGTTGCTGTCGCCGCTGATCGACATCACGTTCGACCGCATGGCAACCGCGGGCATCCTGCCGCCGGCACCACCTGAGATCGCCGGGCGCGAGCTCGACATCGAGTTCATCTCGACGTTGGCTCAGGCCCAGCGTGCGGTTGCCGCGTCCGGCATGGACCGCCTGCTCGGCACGATCGGCCAGGCCGCCGCGCTGTGGCCGGAGATGCGCCACAAGATCGATCCGCTCCAAGTTGTCGATGACTATTCGATCATGTATGGGGTTAACCCTAAGGTGATCGTGCCCGACGACGTGGTGCGCGAACGCATGGCCGCCGAGGCCGAGGCAGCGCAAGCCGCGTCCGCGGGCCCGGCGATGGCGCAGGTCGTCGACAGTGCGAAGACCGCGAGCGAGATTGACTCGCAGGGCATCCAGGATGTCATGGGGTTATTTCAAGGCTATAACACTCCCACACCAGGCACGGTATGAAGATCTGCACGAAGTGCCAAGCCGCACAGCCTCTCACGGCGTTCCGCATCCGAGAGACTGGGCGCCCGTTCTCACACTGCAAGAACTGTGACAACGCGCGATCGGCCGCGTGGGCAAAAGCGAACGCAGATAAAGCCCGTGCCTCACAAGCAGCGTACGACGAGCGTAACCGAGAGACGCGCCGTCTTGCCGCTCGCGAATACCGTGCCACAACCCCTACTGCTGCGCGGGCAAGCGTTGCGGCATGGAGGACCAACAACATAGAGGTGGCCCGCGCTGCAAGTCGTGCGTGGTACCGCGCCAACCCTGTCAAGTCACGTACTACCGAGGCTCGGCGCCGCGCGGTGAAACTGCGCGCAATTCCTAGTTGGGCCGACCACT